GTTTTCCAGTTGGTGATCATCTCAGCCGTGTACGGAACGATGGCTGCACGCAAATCCATCATCTCGACTTCTTCGGCCGTCAGATTTTCATCAGCCTGGGGGTAGTCCACCAAGAAACCGGAGCGCCCGGTCTCAAGCAAGTTTGACAGCTCGTCCTTGGCCATCTGCGTCAACGACAGTCCGTCGCCCGTCGCATCGTTGCGCAGGTATTCCAGCTGATCGGGCAGCTCCATGATCGGGTCTTTGCGGAAAGCTGCGCCCACTAGGGCGTTTTTGGTTCGCCCCGTAAAGTTAGTAAAAACCGCCCGCTTGATGTACTGGCGATAGCGCACCGTCTCGGTGCCCTTGCGCTCGTCGCCGGAGTTATTGTCCGGCACTGGCAGATACTCATGCTTTTTCTCTTTGACCGCGACGGCGCCTTTTACTGCGTCACGGGTTCGAGCCCACATCGGCAGGTACTTTTGGTAATCGGGATGCTGAGTATCTACTGGCATGGCTGTTCCTATAGGGCGAACTGGAAGTCTACATTCGCCGTTGGTTTTTTGACAGGCATCTCGTACGCGACGGGATAAGTCCCCGCGTCGGTCAAATGATCATGCCCAGACGATTTGTCAGGCTCGCCGTTTTTATCGTATGCGTGCTGCTCCAAGCATCTGACAAACTCGGGGCATCGCTTCGCATTGACTTTGACGGCGCCCGACGCAAACGCACGGTTAGCCGCGATAATGCGATCCCTGACAGGCGGGTTTTTCCTCGGCGCCCGCACGGAAAATCCGGCCTGTTCTAGCAGGGCAAGATCGCTTTGTGACGCATTCACTGTTTTGCGACTCCCGCCGCTGGCGTCTGGATATACTGCGATTTTATGCCCAGGATACCTTGACTGCAAAACCCGGATCATGTCGGGCGTGTCATATGCGTCGACCACCTCGTCGACAGCGTGCATATCACCATCGCGCCTGACGTAAACAACACCCGCCATCTGGCCGACGTTGAAGTCCGCCCCGACCAAAAGCAACTCGCCATCTTGGGCAGTCGCATCCGATCCGCAGCGCTCCCGGTCAAAGCTGCTAAATATCGTCCCGGTCGTCAGGTTGACGAACTGCCCCTCAATGTACGCATCAGCCAATGCAGCCGGGTAGGATTCACGAAGGCTTTTGAGGTAGCCCTCGGGCAGGAACGGATTGCTGTACGAAGGAGCCTGAACCATCCCGTACTCGCTGGTCGCCGCCGTGACCCAGCGCCAATACACGAACTTGAACCCTTCTGGCGTCGTGTAAGCGGACGCCTGATTGAAAACGTCATAGCCTTTGATCTGCTGGCGGTTACGCGCGATAACGCGGTTCCACGCTTCCTTGGCGTGCTCGGCCCGGAGCGTGTCAAGCTCATCGACATGCGCAGTCATGGATTCGTAGCCAACGATGCGCTCAGGGTTGTCCAGCGTGCGCATGAGGAAGTCGCCCCAGGACGGCGACGAAGTGTAGATGACATTGTCCGCCTTGTTGTAGACATGGGCCACGCCATGATCCGTCAGTCTAGCCTGGAGCCTCGGCGCAGTGATTAGCCGGACAAGGTCGTAGGTTGGGCAGTACAGCGCCACCAGCGATGATGGCGCCCGGCAGGCATCGATCATGGCAGCAGCGACCATCGTCTCTGACTTGCCGCCGCCATACCCCGACAGGAACAAGCGATACCGCTTGCCCATTGTTAGGAAGTCAGACTGCGGTCGGGTCGCCTTGATCTGCAGTTCCATCAATGACCTCGATTTCGACCCGGCTTACACCCGAAAGACTGCCGTCGCTGCTTGTGTGGTCTTGCTCCACACGGTCGCGCCAACCCAAGTTCTTGAGCGCAAAGATTGCGCCGGTAGGCTTGTCGCCATTGAGTCTCATTTCATAGGCCAACTCAACGTATAGCTTGGCTCTTTTTACGCAGTCACTAAAACCATCATACTGCTGGTATCGATCTAGGCTTTGCCTGCTGCTCAAGCCTAGGTGCAAGATCATTCCAGTCAAAGTGACAGGAACGTCTTTTTCTTCGCACTGCGCTACATATTCGTCGACTAGCGCGTCGAACTGTTCTGGTGAGTCGATTGATCTCGGTCGCCCTCTGGGCATTTGGTTCACCTCTGGTGAGTTATGGTCAATCTAAGGAAAGCTCATCCCTGCATTTGGCGCAATGGCCCCGGACTATACGCGGCGAGTAATACCCGCACCAGTCGCATTCGCCGGGCTCGCCAGTCGGCATCGGCTTTGATTGCGCCTGCCGAATCAAGTGCTCCCGCATACGCTCAGCGTACTCGTTTGCGTGGTCAATTTCGTCAGCCATCCTGCAGCACCCTTTCGATATACCAGATCGCTTTTCTCAAGCTTTCATTGCCGCCCTTAGCACGATAACGCCAAAGATACTTAATTGCGTTCAGTATGCGGAAGTCATGACCATCGTTGGCCAGCTGCTCGAGTACCTCGATGCACTCAATCGCACCCTGCGTGTAGTGGGCCGGATGGTTTACGGTGTCCGCTGCGTGAAAGTCCGACAATCGAGTGTTCTCAGCATGAGTAGGATGGTTGTAGTCATCCGCGACGTGCTCGTTTAACCGCTTTGCCTCGGCCCGAGCATCCTGGGCGATTTTTTCGTGGGCCGCGTCGTCTAGCCGCTTGCGGCTGCGCAGAATCTCCATCGCCGCCTCGGCCCTGGCCGCTTTTCGGCGCTCACGCTGATAGTCGGCGTGCATTTCATCAACACCAGCAGGTCGGCCAGTGATCGAGAGCTCTTTTTCTCTAGCTTCGATTTCTAGGTGGTGCATCTCAATGCCTCATTGATTACTTGCGCAGCTACTTGCGGGACGATGGCATTTCCGTAGGCGCGCAGGCGTCCCACTCTGCCGGGTATCCCATTAGCCAACGGGAATGTGCCGGATTCAACTGGCCTCCACTTTCCATCTCTGCACCAGAGCCAGTCAGAATTGTCCCATCCGGCTTCAATCGAGCTGGCCCGCTCTGATCTAAATCTCGCTCCGTTCCCGCTGCTCGGCTCTGTTCGGTAAAATCCAGATAGTGGACTTGTGTTCCTAGCTGAATTGAGTTCCTTGTGAACTCCGCTGGGTAACCGCCCTGCTTCGCATTGTGAGTCACTGGAATTGACCAGCCTGACATCATCGCCGATGCTCCAATGTCCAACCCGTGCGTGCCCCTCTCTCCGCTGATCCATTTCTGTATCGCTTCCTTGCTCCACTCTTTTGATTGGAGTGTAGGAGTTGGCCATCCCGAAAGAGTTGAAGCCATGCCCAGCGTCATTCCGAATCCGTTGTTTCCGTGCTTCGCCTTGCACTTCTCTCTGCGCTTCTCCCACTTCGTATCCGTGTCGTTCTGCGGCCCTGCATTCGGCGTCGGCCAACCGTGCCGTAACCCAGAGTCGCTGTCGGATGTGCGGTGCGCCGACGCTACAAGCTGGAAGTACGGTCGCCCCCGTGGCGTAGCCTTCTCCTTCCAATGCATCGAGTAGATCGTCGAGCCAGTCGTCTTTTCGGATTGCGGCTGCAACTTGTTCGCCAAAGACCCAAGTAGGCCGGATGGATGCGACCAGCCGTAGCCAGTGGGGTGCGAGGTGCCGCTCATCGCTGTATCCGCCGCCTCGTCCGGCTGTGCTGAATGGCTGACATGGCGGGCTTCCGGTAACAATTCGCTCGGAATCTCGGATGCCAGAAAGTCGAGCTGCGAGCGCCCATCCACCGATCCCAGCGAAGAAGTGGTGCTGGTCGTATTTTCTGATTTCATCTGGCTGAACCTCCGTGATGCTCCGCTCGTCGACATCTCCGGCTGGCAAATGCCCTGCGTCAATTAGATTACGCAGCCATTGCGCTGCGTAGCTATCCCATTCGTTATAGTAAGCAGCCACAACACGCCTTTAATCTATATCAGACCACTTGGCATGAGCGCCATCCCAACGCATTTCGATTGCGCCTATCGGGCCTTGCCTCTGCTTTTCGACCAGTATCTCGCCATCTTCGTCAGCGGCCGTATCATTATACACCGCATCGCGGTAAAGCATGATCACATTGTCCGCCTCCTGCTCAATCTGGCCGCTTTCGCGCAGGTCGCTCAACTGCGGCCGTTTATCCTGACGAGATTCTAGGCCGCGGGAAAGCTGCGACAGCAGCAGCACGGGTATCTCCAGCTGGGTCGCCATCGTTTTGCAGTCCTGGGCCATTTTGCCGACCATCAAGTCTTGCCGGTCGCTTTTCAGATCGGGGCGTGTGCGCTGCAAATAATCGATGACGACCAGATCAAGCCCGTACCGGTGCCAGGCATGGCACTGCCGGATGATTTGCCCCATCGACCACCCGGATGCTTCCAAGACTCGTAGCGGCAACTTTGCGATACGGTTAGACGCAGCCGCCAACTTTGACCAGCCATCCTGGCCTAGCTGACCGCGACGCAAGTCGCTGATCGACAGTCCGGCGCTTGAGGCCGCCAGGCGCATTCCTAGGCTAACGGCGTCCATCTCGGTGCTGATGAAACCCACCTTCGCTCCCAGCCGGGCTGCTT